GTCAAAGTCTGAACGACCTAAAGTGTGGGTTCCACCATCTTCTCTAGATGCACCCCCTGCACCTGATGGATTCAGGTATAGATGGATAAGAGCAGAAAGCGTTGGCTTTCAGGACACTAAAAATATAACCGGAAGAATAAGAGAAGGTTATGAATTAGTTAGAGCTGAAGAAGTCGAAAATGCATCTGATTATCCAGTCCTCGATGAGGGCAAATACAAGGGAGTGATTGGGGTCGGTGGCCTTCTACTTGCGAAGGTACCAAATGAGATTGCGCAACAACGTCAAGAGTATATGACTAATCGTCATAAACAAAGAGACGAAGCCGTAGCAAACGATCTTATGAAGGAGCAGGATAGTAGAATGCCAATCAATGTTGAAAGGCAATCTCGTGTAACCTTCGGTGGTACGAAAAAATAATTTTTCAAATCACTGAATTTAATAAACCGTACTGGAGGCCCTTAGGGGCAGGTACATAAGGAGAAACAACTATGGCAAATAGAAACACACAAGGTTTTGGTTTGATCCCTGCAGGAACTCTTGGCTCAACGCCAGCGACTTCTGGTCAAGGCAAATACAAAATCGATGCGGGTTATGCAACTACTATATTTCATGGTGGTGCTGTTGCTTCTGCTGCTGGTTACATTGTTGACGGACAAACAACTGATGCACCTATTTTAGGTGTGTTAAATGGAATATTCTATAACGCGGCTACAACTTTAAAGCCGACGTTTGCGAATCATTACGTCCAAGTAACACCAGCAAACTCAGAAGATATCGATGCATTTGTATTCGATAACCCTCAACAACAATATGTAGTAGCAACTGATGCTGCTGTAGCACAAGCTGGATATTTAGAAACGTATGACATGAACACTTCCGCTGGTAGTACAACTACTGGTCAGTCTTCAGCTACACTAGATATCGCAGACACAAGTGCTGATGCAGCTTCATGGAGATTACTTCGATCTGCTGAAGATCCTGAAAACGATGAAAATGCGGCTTTCAGATCTGTAGTAGTAGTTGCTAATCTAATTGAGCTACAATCGTAAAGCTAGAATAGGAGAACAATAATGGCAATATCACGATCACAACTAGTCAAAGAACTAGAGCCAGGTTTGAACGCACTGTTCGGCTTGGAATATAAAAGGTATGAAAATCAGCATGCTGAAATTTATGCCGAGGAATCATCTGACAGAGCTTTTGAAGAAGAAGTTATGTTATCTGGTTTCGCAAACGCACAAGTAAAAGGTGAAGGTTCAGGTGTATCATTTGATGAAGCACAAGAAACTTTCACAGCTCGTTACACTCACGAGACTGTAGCTTTAGCGTTCGCAATCACTGAAGAAGCGATTGAGGACAACTTGTATGATAGACTTGCGTCTAGATATACAAAAGCTTTAGCTAGATCTATGAGTAATGCTAAACAAGTAAAAGCAGTAGAACCACTAATTCAAGGTCTTCCATCAACAGATGGCTTTGATTCAGGTGACGGTGTATCTTTATTTAATACATCACACCCAACAGTGGCTGGTACTTTTGCTAACACTTTAGCAACTCAAGCTGACTTAAACGAAACTTCATTAGAACAGTCTATGATTGACATAGCTAAAATGACTGATGAAAGAGGTTTAAGAATTGCTGCTAGAGGAGTAAAAATGATTATTCCTTCTGAGCTACAATTCACAGCTGAAAGATTGATGAAGTCTCAAGGCAGAACTGGAACAGCTGACAACGATATCAATGCAATCGTATCTATGGGTATGGTTCCTCAAGGTTATAGAGTGAACAATTACCTAACAGACTCAGATGCATATTATATCTTAACAGACATTCCTAACGGAATGAAAATGTTCAACAGAGCTCCATTGACAACTGCAATGGAAGGTGACTTTGATACTGGAAACGTAAGATACAAAGCTAGAGAAAGATACTCATTTGGTGTATCTGACCCTAGAGGTATTTACGGCGTTGAAGGTGCGTAATAAGTAATTTTTGTGGCGGGACACAGTCTCGCCACAATTAACAAATAGAAAGAAAAAACCATGAAAAAATTTACAGTCAACATTTGGGCGTACGATCATCACGCTAAATTTACAGTAGAATCAGAAGATTCCCCAACTGACCTAGAACAATCAATCCTTGACAAACTTGGAGAAAACAGTATAGTTTGGGAAAACCTTGGAGTTAGTTATGACAACAAGGTAAATAGAATAACCTATGAGGAGGTTATAGATGATACAAGACCTATACAAACAAAAAAGGTCCTTGGAGTTGAAGTGGGAACAGGAGCATCTGGATAATAACAGATACACTCTTGAGATGGTTAGAATTGACGATAAGGTCAAACAAATCATCACAGACATTAAGCTTGAAGAAGCTAGAATGGCTCACATACAGAACAACATAGAAGGTTCTGCTCCAGAAGTTTCAGTAGCTTCTTAGTATAAAAGCTACATCGTTGGAAAAATTCCACTCCACACTACAGGCTCTCTTGCACTCTACTAAAAACTAGTATATACTTTTGTCACTATACATAAATTGAATATCGACGCGTATAGTCGACGGCCTAGAGACGATATTCAAATAACTAGGAGGATAATAACATGGCAAACACTACGTTTTCAGGACCGGTCATTTCTAAAAATGGCTTTGTAAATACAGGTCCTGGTATGACTGTTAGCTTAACAGCTGACACAACTTTAACTGTAGCTACTCACGCTGGCAAAATTTTACTTACAAATGATGCAGATGGTAAATTTACTTTACCTTCAATCAATGTAAATTCAAATGGAGCAACAGCTGGTGATACAGATTTTAATAATCTAAACAACATTGGTGCAACTTTTCATTTTTATGTGGAAACTGCTGCAACTGATATGGATATCAAAACAGATGGTACTGACAAATTTAAAGGTGGTATCATGATAGCTGTAGATGATGGTTCTAAAAAAGCTTTCATTCCAGGTGCAACAAATGATGTTATAACTATGAACGGTTCTACAAAAGGTGGTATCGTTGGTAGCGTAGTATCTTTCACAGCGATTGATACTGCTACATACTTAGTCCACAATTCTTTATTGCTTGGATCAGGTACAATAGTAACACCGTACGCGGATAGTTAATAAATAATTAGTGTGGGGCTTCGGCCCCACATATTAATTTTAAGGAGAAACAAATTATGGCAACATCAGACCAACAGTTTTCTACAAGAACTTCTGACGGTAGATTTGGTAGAGCAACAGACGCTTCAGGTTCATTTATTGGACCAGCTAGAATAACTTATATTCAAGTTGAAGGCGTAGCTAATAGCAATATCAAACTATATGATGGAACAGATGCAACAGGTGCTTTAGTATTCGAAGGTAATTGCGGGACTGAAGGATTAGATATTTATGTTCCAGGAAGCGGTATCAGATGTAGAACTGGAATATATTTAGATTTAACTAATACTACTTCAGTTACTATCGGATACACTGGCTAGGAGGCTAAATGGCTAATACCACTTCAGGAACTACAACGTTCGACAAGACTTTTTCTATTGATGAAATTATAGAAGAATCTTTTGAACGTATTGGATTAAATTCTGTAGCTGGCTATCAAATGAAGTCAGCCAGAAGATCTCTTAATATCCTATTTCAAGAATGGGGTAATAGAGGTATTCACTATTGGGAAATAGGAGAATTAGATTTAGATCTTGTACAAGGTCAAGCCGAGTATAAATTTTTCAGAGCTAGTTCAGATGGTACAAGTGCTACATCAAATCCAAATGGTGTATATGGAATATCCGATGTTCTTGAAGCACAATTAAGAAACAATAGAACTCAAACAACTCAATCAGATAGTCCTATGACTAAAGTAGATAGATCTACTTATGCAGGATTTTCTAATAAACTTTCACAAGGAACGCCTAATCAATATTGGGTACAAAGATTTATTGATCATGTAAGTATTAGTGTTTATCCAACACCAGATTCTACTAATGCATCTAAAGATATGCATTTCTATTATATAAAAAGAATTCAAGATGTTGGAGATTATACAAACGCAACAGATATACCTTTTAGATTTGTACCTTGTATGACTTCAGGTTTAGCTTTTTATCTTGCACAAAAATATCAACCACAATTGGTTCAACAAATGAAATTATATTACGAAGATGAATTATCTAGAGCATTAGCTGAAGACGGTTCTGCTTCTAGTACTTATATTACACCCAAAGCTTATTACCCAGGAACATAATGTCTAAATATGCAGTAGGAAAACATTCAAAAGCTATTTCAGATAGATCAGGACTTGAATTTCCATATAGAGAAATGGTTAGAGAATGGAATGGTTCGTTTGTTCATTATACAGAGTTTGAACCAAAACAACCACAATTAGAACCAAAACCAACAGGTGGAGATGGTGTTGCATTATTAAATGTTAGACCTGATAGAACAGAACCAATTACAACTGTAATGATATCACAAGATGGTTTTGAAACATATGCTGCAGGATCAGGAATTATAAATGTATTTTCACCTGGACATGGTTTAACAAATGGAACAACATATTTATTTAGAGGACCACCAACAGTTTCACCTGGAACAGGAACATCAACAAACGCCGTTTTTGCTTATGCAACTATTCCTAACTTTGATGGAATTACAGGAGCACAAATAGGACAAGGTTCAGGCTATGCTATTACGACAGGAAAATATGTTAGTGATACAGGAAGTGGAAGTCCTGGGAGAAACACGTCTGATTATATGACTAGTAATTTCTTCTTCTTTACAGTTAATTCAGATACTGCTACAACTGGTAGTGTAAAAGGAGGAGGCTACGGTTGTTCCGTTGGGCCTATAACAATAAGCGCATGATAAATAAAATTTGGAATTGGATAAAAAATATTTTTAAACCTGAAAAACAAGATCCTCATCTTGAAATGTATGAAGAAACTGCAAAACAAAAAAAGATACGTTTAAAACATCAAGGAGATAATAAATAATGGCCGGTCTAAGTTATTCAGATTTAGTTACACAAATAAGAAATTACACTGAAACAGATTCAAATGTTTTAACAACTGCTATTTTAGAAAATATAATTTTAAACTCTCAATACAGAATAATGAGAGATATACCTATCGATGCAGATAGACTTCAACAAGAAGGTAATTTAGTAACAGGTCAAGAATCTATTAATGCCCCAGCAGGTGCTTTATTTATAAGAGGTATACAAGTCTATGATTCAACATCTTCTATAGCGGGTGCTAATACTTATTTAGAAAAAAAAGATGTAACATATTTACAAGAATATGTATCTTCAACAGAATCTGCAAAAAGAGGTAAGCCTAAATACTACTCTATGTATGGAGGAGCAACAGGTAATACAGATACTACATCTGGAAGAATGTTTCTTGCCCCGGTCCCTGATACAACATATAAGTTTAGAGTACACTATAACAAGATGCCAGCTACTTTAGCCTCTGACAACACTACCAATTATATCAGTCTAAACTTTCCAAACGGTCTATTATATTGTTGCCTATCTGAAACTTATGGGTTCTTAAAAGGCCCAATTGATATGTTGACACTATATGAAAATAAGTATAAACAAGAGGTACAAAAGTTTGCTAATGAGCAAGTTGGAAGAAGACGAAGAGATGACTACACTGATGGCGCTGTTCGTATACCAGTTAACTCGGCAAACCCATAGGAGATAAAAAATTATGGCAATATCATCGGCAATTTGTACAAGTTTCAAACAAGAAATTTTAGTGGGTACACACAATTTTACAGCGTCAAGTGGTAATACTTTTAAAATAGCTTTATATACAAGTTCAGCTTCTTTGGGTGCTGCAACAACAGCTTATTCAACTTCAAACGAAATTTCAAACACATCAGGATCTGCATACACTGCAGGTGGTGCAACATTAACAAGCGTTACGCCAACAACTTCTGGAACAACAGCAATCTGTGATTTTGCTGATGTAAGTTACACAAGTGCTTCTTTCACAGCAAACGGTGCATTAATTTATAATGACACACAATCTGATAAAGCTGTAGCAGTTATAGCTTTTGGTTCAGATAAAACTGTAACTAGTGGAACTTTCACAATTCAATTTCCAACAGCAGACGCAAGTAACGCAATCATTCGTATAGCGTAAGGAGGACCTCCTTATGGCATCAACCTGGGGTAATAACACTTGGGGATCAAACGCGTGGCAAGACGATGAAATAGTCGTATCACTTACTGGAGTTTCAGCATCAACAGCATTAGGCACACTACAATCTTTTAATGTAGAAGGTTGGGGAAGACAACAATGGAGTAACTCCGGTTGGGGTGTTGAATACTCTGTTGAACCGACAGGTGTGTCAGCTACTGTTTCACAAGGAACTGCAACAGGTGCACCGATAACAATAGTTGAGTTAACAGGAATTTCTGCAACAGCAAGTGTTGGAGATCTTTCTCCAGCAGATGTGGTTGCTGTTTCTGGTCAAGTTGCAACTTCTGCATTAGGTGAATTAACTAGTGTTGGAACTGCAGTTGGTTGGGGTAGAAATGGTTGGGGTGAAGAACCTTACGGAGATTCATTTAATAAAGTTGTAGTTGTTACTATAGGAACTCAAGCAGCAGCTAGTGTAGGATCAATAGCTCCTGCAGATGTAATGGGATTAACGGGAGTTTCTTCAACAGCTAGTATTGGATCAGCTACAATGATTGGAAACGTAACTGTAACTCCAACAGGAATTTCTGCAACATCATCAGTGGGCTCACTATCAACTACTGATGTAATGGGACTAACAGGAATAGCTGCAACTTCTGCAGTAGGTTCAATAACACCTCCTGATTTAGCGTTTGGTATAACAGGAGTTTCTGCAACAATTGATATTGGAGAAACAAGTATTTCATCAAATCCAATTATAATTCCAACAGGCATATCTGCAACTTCTGCAGTAGGTTCAATAACACCTGCTGATGTTATGGGATTAACAGGAGTTTCTTCAACAGTTTCTATTGGATCTATAACACCTGCTGATGTTATGGGAGTTTCAGGAGTTTCTGCAACAGCAAGTGTTGGAGATATATTTATTCAAGCATATCAAGCTATTGACACAGGTTCAAATACATCATATACAAGTGTTGCAACAGGATCAAATACAAGTTATAATGACGTTGCATAGGAGATAAATTATGGCATCAACATACACACCGCTAGGTATAGAACTTCAAGCAACTGGTGAAAACGCTGGTACATGGGGAACAAAAACAAATACTAATTTACAAATTTTT